CCTGTCAACGGCTTGCCCTACGCCTTGCACACCGCCTTTTAACGCGTCTACAAAGCCGCCGCCAATGTCTTCTACGGCGTTAAAAATACTTCTGAAGAAGCCCATTAGCTTATCTCCCGACCGCTGACGCGGAAGTTCATGGACGCTGCAAGGCTGCCAAGCGTCGAAATAGAGTCGCCTGTGTTCAAGATGTGCCCGGCTATCTCAGGGAACGTGTACGTCTCAGCCGGTTGCAAGGTCTTGGTCTTTACAATCAGGTTAGAGTCGCCTGCGGCCTGCCCTGCGGGCACCAGGTTAACGCTGATTGTACGCGCAGCAGCGCTGTAATTGGTAGCCGTCATCTTGTCTATGATGACCGCCGTAACAGTCGCCACGTACTGGGTCGTCTGAACCTGCTCGACCGACTTGGCTTCAACCAGCGTCCTGGCGTTAATTGGCATCGTCGTTCTCTACGGGCAACGGTTGGTTGCCTTCGGCTAGCCACGCCAGATATTCTTGATAGTCCGCGTTGCGCGGATCTAGCGGAATCCAAGCGCCGTCGCTTAGCCGGCGAATTGCTTGAGACGTAAGCTGGTACATAATTAAAGCTCCGCTACCGCTTGCCAATGGATAGAGTAATTGTTGCCCGCTGTGACCGCCGTGTCGCCAATCAACGCAAACGCACTGTCACCAATGTTGGCCGTCGAAGCCGTGGGTGTGGTGCCGTTAAGCGACCAATTAGCCGTCGCGGAATCTGGCGCGTACGTGGTGACGGTAGGCGCGGCTCGCTTTGCTACGGCAAATGTTATGCCGGAAGAAAAGGCTTGATTAAGCACTTGCCCAATTGCATACGCAGCGCCAAGCGTTGCGCCCACATTTTGAGCAGGGGCAGTGGCGTAAGGAAATGATTTTTCGTAGTACCGTTGAGACATACCAAGCTCTACGCCAAACGGGCGATGCTCAAACGGCGTAGCGGTGTCGCCAATCTCTAGTTGTACGCCAGTAATGGCAAAAATGTTGCCGATGGTATCTAACACATTTACTTGCGAAGAAGTAGCAAGCGCCCAGCCTGCCTGCCAACTACCTGCCGTACCTTGGCGCGTAGTACCGCAGTACAAAGTCCATCCTACAGTCAGTCCAGAACCATTGGTCCAATCCCAAGTACCTGCGGTAATTAGACCATCTATGACTGTAATCTCTTTGTACTCCCAAGTATTAACCGTTGAAATGCTGTACTCAGCAACGTAATACCTGTCAACACTAGGGTAGTCGTTATTGTAGAAAGTAACGCAGTGCGTACCAGTTTTGGCAGATCGAACCCAAAAAGAAAGCGTAAATGTTTTTCCAATCAGGTCGCGCGCAGAATACCCTTCAATTTTTTGAAGCAGTGTCCAAAACTCTGCCGCCGTGACAGTAGGGTCCGCAGTAGCAACTGTACAACGAAGACTATACGGCAGCGTAGGTTCGCTGGCAGGACCATCCGAGGCTTGAGTAACCGTAATTTGTGCCGCTGTTACTGCAATTCGAGAGTATCGGTCTAACGTATAGCTTGCGCCGAACCCTGTGTTAACAGTAAACGACGTGCCTCGTTGGGCTACTTCCATAGCGCCGTTGATGATTTTGTTTCGCAAGCCCGCGAGTTGGCCGCCGTTATATGACTCTGCAACCACCGTTCCGCCAGTAAAGTTGCCGCTTACGTTTCCCGTGACATCGCCGTTAACATTGCCTGTAATGTTGCCGGTAATAGGCCCATTAAGCGTTACGCCGCTGATTGTGCCGCCTGTAATAGATACAGCGCCGGCGTTTTGAAACGCCATTTCTCCCAGCGCATTGAACGGATCGGTTGTGTACTGCGTGACCCCGGACGAGTTTTGAAGAACAAACCGGTAAGAAACCCCAGCAAGCAAATAAACACTGGCTTCGCCGCGCGCATCCAACACAATCGGATTGGTGTTGGCAGTAGTCTGCGCCTGCGAGGTGTAAGTTGCTAACGGTATCGTGGTGCCGCTAGAGTACGTATACAGCAAACCGTTCGCTAATGGATTGCCATTAGCGTCCAGAAACTGCAGCTTTGGGGTCGGTGAAATCGTAGCCATGTTCGACCTCAGATATTGTTCGTGACGGTCAAAATGACCGAGGGAATGGCAGGCACAGGGGCTGACGCCGCCGCCGCAAGCAAGATTACGCTGGTGCTATCGACTGACCACATCAGCTCAAAATAGTCGCCAGCGTTAAGCTGTTCAACAAAGTTCCACGCCGCAATGACCTCTGCGTTGTTACCTTGAATACGCACTTGCGACGCAGAGTTTGGCACGTCTATGCCGTTGACGCGGAGCCAGATGTAGACAAAAGCAGTCCCTCCCGACGTTTTATCGAGCTGCGCGGAAAACTGGATGTTGAAGATGCCTGGCCGGTCAACGTAAATGCGCGAGGTTGGCGAGCCAATCGTCACACCGCGCTGAAAGCCAACACTGTCAAACGTCATGCCGTAAGCAGTGTTGATTACAGCTGCTGTTTGCGTCGTGGTGTCGTAAAAATACCCGTACCGCGTGGCGACAAGCTGGGGCGTGTCAATTGCCGGGATCGTCTGCACGTCTTCTAGTGAAAACTGGTTTTGCCCCAGCCCCAACAGCGTAAACGCGTTGTTGAAGAAGCGATACCACTCGCGCTGCATCACGTTGTCCGGGCCTTCCACAACCGGAACACGTTGCGCCGGGATGCGCGTAATGTTAGGCATTGGTGCCGCTCGCAATCAGTTCAGCGCCCATGATGGCAACTTCACCAAAACCAGACCCACTGACCTCGTACACGCGGTCGCGCAGCTTAGACGTCATGCCCAGCCGCCGCCAAATGACGCGCTTGCCGGTCTGGCCCTCAAAACCCATCGACACCGAATGAAGACTTGACCACGTGTGGCCGCCATCGTCTGACCATCGCAAGCTAGCAATTTGATGCAACCCAGGTGAATATGCAATGCCAGCGGGGCCAATATTAAATTGCGGATCGGCAAATATTACAGGCAACCCGTTGCTGCGCAGCACTATTGGCGTCGTAACATTGTAAATCGTGCCGTCTGACGTACGCACTTCCCACGGCGGCCCTTGCACGCTAGGCGCAGGCTGTAGCGGCAAGGACACTATTGACGTGCCGGCTTCGCAATCTAACTGCAAGCTGTGCTGTGCTGTGCGTTTTAAGTTATTTGTGCCGGTCGGCAATGCGCGCCATGACCGCAACCAAGTTTGCTGGCGCGAAAATTCTATGCTGGCAAATGAAAAGTCATAGTAGCCGATGCGAGGTAGAGTGTCGTGGCCCACATACACACGATTTGTTAGTGTTGCCATGCAAGTCGGCGTGTGCCTTTTTATCTGCCCCGTGACGCTGTCTGTGTACCCGCGTTGGTGCCACATCTGCGTGGCTGCATCGTAGACCCACGTTACGTCCGCTGTTGGAAACGTCAGCACATAGAACATGTGCCCGTCTTGCTGGTACGTATAGGCGATTGCATCCGAGACGGTTTCGTATGACTGGATAGCGTACTCGATAGCGTGCGTTGAGATGCGCTGCGGCTGATAGCCGCGAGCGCGGTAGACCATGCCAAAGCCACGCGCGTCTGCGCCGAGCCAGAAGACGCTGTTGTCCATCTTGGTTACCGAATACGGTGCCAAGCAACCTGTCTCAAGAAACGCGCCTTGGATGGGCGCAAGCGGATAGTCAGGCTGCCCGGCGTCGTACCAAACCTCGGTTGAGTTGTTGCCAAAGATCCAAATTTCTTTGTGGTCAACGATCAGCGACACCACATTGTCAGGCGAGGCTTCAGCGCTTGCGAACGACAACGGCTCGATGCTGCTGCCATCAAACAATTCGGTTACCCACACGCGCTGGCTGTTGGGTTCGTTGAAGACAAAATAACCGTTGATGTAGCCAACCGTGACCGCGCCAGGAAAGTCGGGGTCGCCAATTTTTGCGAACGCGGTGGTGTTGATGTTGTAGATGTAGCCGTCTGGATTAGTCGCAATAAAAACTTGCGATCCGTTGTCCACCATGCTAACCGGGCCTGTGCCGGATATATTGGTGCTGATAGTGGTAGTGGAGCTGCTAGGAGTTCCAAGGCCGGCTACAGCGATAAACCGCGAGCCAACCACTAAGTACAAAACATTTTTGGCAACCCACATGCCGCGAACGCTGCCTGTGCCACCAAAATTATAAGCAGTTACGATTCCCGGCACGCGCTGGAAGTACGCCGCAGTTTTGCCGCCGTCGGGCGTAGACTCGGGGTACATGTTGATGAGCCGGTTGTCCGCAGCGTTGATGCTGCGGGCAACGTAGGCTGCGCCGAGGATAGGCGACTTCATCAAAAATTCCCGGCAAAAATATTATAGCGCTGGCGCGTTCCCACAAGGCTGTACGGGATTGCCATAATATCGTCAGGATTGTTAATGCGTTTTAAATTGCGCTTAGAGGTCATAGCAATTCGCTGCACTTGACGAGACGGCTCAACACCGAACTCAGGCGCTAGCTCGCAGGCCAAATTGTACCGAAACGCGCGCAAATAGCCTGGGGGGAATGTTAGATTTGTCGCCAGAATCGCTGGCCGCGTCAGCTCTTCCACCGACACAATGTGGAACTCCAGCACACGCGTCGGTACTGGATAGATGTACATCTCAATGTCAGGGTAGGTCATGTTGACCCACATAACCTGCGGATAAGTGCTTTGCACTGTCTTGAGCGCGATACCGTTGTACTGCTGTTGGTTGATGAGCTTCAGCCCGTACGAGACGCCGGTAGACGGATCTTTGAAATACGTCGAGTCATCAATTGTGATGGGTCGATTGCCGACAAAGTTGCCGCTCGGCCCCATTGTGCGGCTGATAATGGTTGCAGGCCAGCTAAAGATTTGATCTTCAGTCGCAAAAACCGACAAACGCTCGGTGTTCCACGACTCAATCATCTGGTTCATAGCCGATAGCGCGTCCGCTGCCGACTCAGGCGAAGGCGATTCGCCCTCGGCCACTACACCTATCAGGCGCAGAGCGCCCGTAATGATGTCACCCGCTGTAGTCGCCATCGACCACCTCCTTGCGACGACGACCTCGGCGCGCAAGTTGGTTGATTGGCGCGCTGTCTACGGCCCCGTCAGGGTCTTCGCCGGGAGTATAACGTGTCCAGCCGTTTTGTTCATCATATTCGGCTTCTTGGTGCGCAATCGCCACCTTTTCGCCGTGGACTGGATGTTTTAGATAGATGATGGGCATAGAAGAACGGGGGCCAAAGCCCCCGCCCGTTTAGGCAGCCGCCATGATGACCCAGTTAGTCCCGTCTTCGCAAACCAGCGTTGCAAACTTGCCGGCAGTCGCGGCCAGGATGGCCGTGCCCGCAGTGCCTGATGCTAGCGGTTTGACGTTTGAGGACGCCGAAATCACCGTGTAGGTGCCTGACAGATTTTTGATTGTGACGGTCCGACCGATGTAATCAGAACCGCTGGGCAACGTCACGGAGACGTTGGCAGCGGAACCGTTACAGATCACGTAGTTTTCCTCGTCGCCCAGCGTGAAGCTGGCGGTCTTGGTGACCGGAGCGTTGAGATAAAACGCCGTGAGTGACGGGTCGGAATACGCCACGCCAACAGGTTTGTTGTTAGGCATGACGTAACTCCTTTAGGCGATTTTGTAGACCGTGTACGCACCGTCCGCAGTTTTGCGGAACCGGAACGCAGCACTCGACGTTACCGCCACCGCCACCAGCGCGTTGCCACCATCAGTGACGCCGGTGCCAAGCGCAAGAGTTACCGCGCCCGACGACGTGCCGATGTTGACGATGAACAGGTCAAACGTGCTGCCCGCCGTTGCGTTGGAAAGCGCGCTGTCGATAGCAGACGCGGTTGGCAGCGTGTACGTTGCGGCCGAAGTTGAGGGGTTAGCTACCAGCATACCGCCCAGAATCTGAGCAGCAGTCAGCGTAGCCGTGGAAGTCGCGGTTTGCGGCGCGGCCGCAGCGCCCATGACGGTTTCGTCACGGTTGCCCGCACCGACCTGATAGCCGCCTGCACCATTAGGAAGAGCCATGATTTAATCCTTTCAAAAATTTGGTGGAAGGGGGGCCAAAGCCCCCTAATCCTGTCAGCCCCAGAGACGGACGGCCATTTGCGGACGGATGACAGAAAACCCGTACAGCACGTCAATACGGCAAGGCAGACGATCGTTATTGATGTCGTATTGCCGTACGATCCGCATCGAGATACCGTTATGAACCTGGCGCGAGGCCATGTCCACACCTTGCGGCATCAGCAGGTCGGCGGTCGCAAACGAGATCGCGTCACGGTGATACACAAGGTTTTGCGGGTACTGGGTGCTAGCACTTCCCAAGAAAGTCACAACAGCGCTGGCTTGCGGGAACGAATCCACGGTCGCAAGCGCTTGGCTCGCGGTGTAGATCGCTGGGCTCACGCTCACGGTGTACGCGCCACCGGAAGCGGTTGCGTCAGCGGTTGCCACGAACTGCTGCAGGCTACCGGTCGATTCGCGGGTCTGGGGATTGACCGCAAACACATTAGCAATGGTGAACACGTCACCTTGCTTGATGATCTGCGAGCCAGTACCAGTGATGGCAATCGTGGTCGCGCCTTGCGAGGACACAGTGGTCGTCACGGTGTGCGCGCCAGTCCGGGTGCCGGTCGTAAACTGCTTGATCGATTGGGACATGCTGACTTCGTTCAGGCCCAGGATGCCTTCACCCATCAAGCCGTTCTTAAACTGCTTGCTGATGGTGGACACTGGGTTAAATAAGCCCTTCATGCCTTCGACCAGCGCCGCGTTGGCTGCCGGATTGACGGTCGCGTAGCGGGGGTCCATGACCGCAGCGGCTTCGTTCAGCTTTTGCTGAGCTTGCAGCAGAACAAGCGAGGTGCCTGGCGTGGTGCCCGGCGTACCAACTGACTGGAACACGCTCTTAAACGAGTTAGCGACGTCGGCGTCGATGCTGGAAGCAAGCTGACTGACACGAGGCTTTAACACCCGCTCTGCAAAGTCATCGAGCTGCATCGTCAGCTCAGCGGTCGTGAAGTTCACGCCGATGTGCTTTTGGCTCGATACCGTCAGGGTGGTGAACTGTTCCTGATCGTCTTGGACTTGCAGCGCAGCACCGTCGGTCACCAGCGCGCGGTCCGGCAGACGGATACGCAGCGTGGAGCCAATTTTTGCGCCTTGAACGGCAAACGAGTCGTCATACTGACGGTTTACGTTACGGGTGATCACCAGGTTGTTCTCAAGGCCATGTGTTCGCCAAGGTTCGCTACGCCTTGACCGCCCTTTCGGGCTGCTGCATGTCGCCATGCAGAGCAGACTATCTCTTCACCCTCTTACGAGGGGCTGTGCGCTTCCGGCCGCTTGGCCGTACTCCCTTACGGGATAGTCGTTACACCTTCCGCTGGTGAGGGCAAACGCCGCCGTTTTTGTGTTTACCGACTTGACAGTTCATGCACAGCACTTGATAGCCTGGCGGGAACTTGTGCTTGCACAACCAAAGATAGAACGCCGTGCCGCTGCTGCGATACGCGCCAGACTTACGCTCGACGTTGCCGTCATTATGGATGTGGTCGATCGACAAAAACATCCGCTCAGTTTCGCCGCAGCATGCGCAACGATAGCCGCCATAGGCGGCAAAAACTTCGTCGCGTCGCCGGTCTTGGCTACGCTTTGTCCTAGCAGCTTCAGCAGCACGAATGGCTGCTTCTTCTTCAGGACTTGCATTTGCCAATTTCCGGTTGCGCCATTCGCGTGAGTGTTCCCGTGCTTTTTCACGGTTTTGCTCGCGCCATTCACGCATGCGTCGGTTGACTTCTTCGCGGTTGCGTTCACGATAGCGAGCAGCGGCTTGGCGGTTAGCCTCGCGTGCTTCTGCTGCTTTGTCACTATCATGATTACCTTCACTTTTGGCTTGGCTCGGTGTTTTCATGCAATCATTCTACATGACGTCCACCGAATTCACACAGTTTTTCAGCTAGGGTTACCCCTAGTGGAGACCATTATTTAATCTCGAGCGCTTTTCTGGTGATCATGTCAATCGTAAGGATTGAGTTAGCCATGATCTATTAAACTCCTTTGGTTGATAAAAACTACCTACCGTGCTTGGCTTCCCACGCACGAATCTGGCGCTGCCGTTCGGCTTCGATCCATTCGCTCGTGCTCATCGACTTCAGTGAGCGCGGGTCGGTAGTGTCGTAGGCCGGGCCGCTCGATGATCGCGCGGCGACAGGTTGAATCGGTGCAGGGGCGTTAGACGGCTTTTTAACGGGTGGACTCGAGGCCACTTTGGCTTCGATCTTCCCAATCTCTTTTGCCTGCAAAAACGGCGGCAGTCGGGAGATGCGATCCGCTTCCTTTGGATTCAGGCCCAAAAAGTACGCGACGTCTGGTCCTACATCCGAAGCCTGAATCGTCTGAGCCATCACGGTTGTGATCTTCAAACTCGGGTTGTACGCGACTGCTTCAAAGTCCTCGTACTTATCCCGCGCTTGTTCCTCTCTGTCGTGATACGACTCAAGGATTTCAGCGTGCTGACGCGCTAGTTCCCGTTGCTGGATCAGTTGCTCCGCTTTCTGAGACGCCAGTGCTTCAGCGTACTTTTCAACAGACTCAAACTGATCTTGCGATACGGGCGTTGGGGCGACAGATTCAGGCGCTTTGGTGCGCTCTCGTTCCCACGATCGACGCTCTCTTGCGAGGCGTTTGCCAATCATCGCGTCCACTTCATCTTGCGTGAACGTCTTGACCGTATCCGGCGGTGTTTCTACGGGTTCAGGCGTGGCCGTTACGACCTGTTCCGGCGCGGGTGCTGGCGCTTCTGGCGCTGGCGCTGCCGCTACAACTTCAGGAGTGTTTTCCATGTCTACTCGTATGAGTACCTGGTGAACCGCACCAGTACGGTTGTGAATTTATACAGCAGTCTGGGCTTGTGTCAAGCCCAAATCTGCACAGGGCTAGCAGGTTCGACTTTGTGCTGAACCAGGCTGTCTGGCGTTGCCTGATCTGCTCGCAGCCTGACGTTAACGTGTCTAGTATCTTTTTTGCGACAAATTGAGAAGATTGTTTAATTCGTTTTGATTAAAAAATGGCTCTACACGTTTTGAAGGGCGCAACTTATTTAAATTATCGAATCTTGGTTCTTGCCTGCTTTTTGACGCCAAAACACCACTTAACAATCGGCCTAAACGGGTTAACGGAAGCGCCGCTTCTGGATAAACTCTTTCCAGCGGTTTAGCTGATCCAACAAGGTGCGCCATGCGTAAGTCATTTTCATAGTTAGCCACATCACGATACAACTCCCCCAGCTTGGACTGCTCGCGTTCGCGACGCTCATAATCGGCCAGCTCACCTAACGCAGACTCAAACGCTTCCCTGCGCTCATAATTCGCAAGCTCTCCTAGGCTCTCAGCAGCTCGTTGCTCTTTTTCTTGCTGTCGCAGCGCCGCTAAGTGTTGAGCAGCTTCACCCCTC